TGTTTCCCGTCGGCGTCGATACCGGCAAAGAAATGATCTATTCGCGGTTAAAGATTGTCGACCCTGGACCGGGTTACATGCACTTTCCACAGGACCGCGAAGACGAATATTTTTCTCAACTTACGGCAGAAAAGATAATTACGAAGTATAGCCAAGGCAGAGCCAAAAGGGCTTGGGTGAAAACGCGCGTTCGAAATGAGGCGCTTGATGTTCGAAATTACGCGCTAAGTGCATTCGCTTTATTGAATACAAATATAAACCGTTTAGCTCAACAATTTGAAAACAAAAAAAGCGTCGAACCGGCGAAAACTAAAACAACGACAGAAGGGTTGAGGGGGGATTCAAGAAGACCTTCCAACGACTTCGTAAACGGCTGGCGATAGGAAAAAAATGGCGAACCTTTTAGACACGGCACAGGCATCGGAAACGGAGCCTGAGGAAATTATTGCGGGTGATCGTCTAATATTCAAACGGACTGATCTTGGCAATGATTACGCCAACGGCAGCTATGTCCTAAAATATTCCGCGCGGTTAGAGGGCTCTGGCTCGACCGAGATAGAAATCACCGCCTCAGCCTCGGGCACCGATTACCTGGTCGAGGTACCCTCGGCGACGACCGCAAACTACACGGCTGGAACATACGTCTGGCAGGCTTACATTACCCGCAGCAGCGACAGCCAAAGAGTAACAATTGACCTGGGCACATGGGAGGTCATCGCCAACAGAGATGCGGCTACGACAGACCCGCGCAGCCATCCGAAAATCATGCTGGAAAAAATAGAAAGCATCCTTGAAAATCGGGCGGGCGCTGATGTGTCCAGCTATTCGATTCAGGGCCGCAGTATTACAAAAATTCCGATTATCGAATTAATGCAATTTCGTGCAACCTATAAGGCTGAATATCTTCGCGAGGTGCGACGAGAGCGTGCGAGAAACGGCATTGGCACGGGCAGCACTGTGCTGGTGCAATTCTGATGGGATTATTCGACAGATTTTTCAAAAAGAAAGCTCTCAAAAAACGTTCGTTTGCAGGCGCTCAAACTGGTCGTTTGTTTGCAGACTTTGCGAGTATGACTCGAAGTTCGGATAGCGAGTTAAAGCCAGCGCTGCGGACCCTACGCAATCGGTGCCGGGAATTAGCCAGGAACGATGAATATGTTCGTCGCTATCTTCAGCTCTTAAAGACAAATGTCGTCGGGCCGCACGGCGTTAGCGTTCAAGCAAAGGCTCGAAATACTGACGAAACACTCGACGCACCGGGGAATAAATTAGTCGAAAAGGCGTGGTCTGATTGGTCTAAGGCTGGCGTTTGCACCGTCGACGGGCGCTTGTCATTTGTCGATGCTCAACGCCTTGTCATTGAAACTTTAGCACGCGACGGTGAGGTGCTAGTCCGACTTATACGCGGGGCACCTAATGATGATCGTTTTGCGATTCAGTTTTTAGAGGCTGATCTCCTCGACGAGGAATTAAATATCAAGCTCGATAACGGCAACGCTGTTCGAATGGGCGTCGAGGTCGATGATTTTGGGCGATCGGTCGCATATCACCTTTTGCGTGAGCATCCGGGCGATCATGAGTTTTCTAATGGCTATTCTCGAAAACATACGCGAGTTCCTGCCGCTGAGTTGTTGCACATCTTTCAAGCTGAGCGCCCTCACCAAACGCGTGGCGCCCCGCCGATGGCAGTTGCAATCGATGCTCTGAAAATGCTGCACGGCTATCGTGAGGCTGAATTGGTTGCCGCGAGAGTAGCTGCGTCGAAAATGGGTTTTATAACTACGCCCGACGGCGATGGATATATCGGCGACGATATGGAGGATTCGCACACGCCTATTATGTCAGCTTCACCGGGTAGCTTTGAACAGCTCGCAGCCGGGCAATCTATCACGATGTTTGACCCAACGCATCCGACGACGGCCTTCGGTGAATTTCATAAGGCCGTATTGCGAGGCATAGCGTCATCGCTGGGTGTTTCTTATGCAGCCTTGGCGAGTGACCTGGAGAGCGTCAACTATTCTTCGATTAGGCAAGGAGCACTTGATGAGCGTGACAACTACAGGACGTTGCAGGCTTTTTTGATCACACACTTTATTGAGCCAGTTTTTCAAAGCTGGCTAACCTCGGCGATGACGTCTGGCACCCTACCCTTGCCAATGACCCGATACGAAAAGTTTTCGACCTCGATAATTTACCGCCCGCGTGGTTTTAGCTGGATTGATCCGGTTAAGGAAATCAATGCCCAGGTGACGGGTATCCAAAACGGACTGCTTTCGATGCAAGACGTGGCCAACCACTACGGCGCAGATATCGAAGACGTGTTTGAATCAATCCAACGCGAGAAGGAATTGGCCAAGCGATATGGCATTTCCCTCGCATTCCAACCGTTCGGCGATATCGCAAAAGCCGAACCGATTGTGACCACCACAGAGGATTAAAGTTATGGAAGATCAAGAAACCCCTGTCGCAGAAGCGGCAGAGGAGGCTCCTGCTATGCCTGAAGATGAACGGCGCGAGACCGTCGAGCTTGAGCATCGCTCAGTTGAGGTTCGCAAAGATTGGATGGATCAGGAAAAAAGAACTGTCCGCATTGCGGTGAGTTCTGAAGAGCCAGTCGAACGAGATTTCGGCTTAGAAATTTTAGAACATAGCGCAGAGGCCATCGACCTTGAGTTTTTAGGGTCGGGCCGTGCGCCATTGCTGCTGGATCACGATCCCAGGCAGCAAATAGGGGTCATCGAAAAAACTGAAATCGGGTCAGACGCGGTGTTGCGGGCTGATGTGCGCTTCGGAAATGGCGCACTCGCCGACGAAGTTTTTCAAGATGTAGTCGATGGTATCCGAGCGAACATTTCGGTCGGGTATCGCATAGACAAAATGTCCAAAAACGAGCGATCCGACGGGACGGTCGAATTTCGTGCAGTTGCTTGGACACCGATGGAAACGTCAATCGTTTCAATCCCAGCCGATAAGTCGGTCGGAATTGGACGGTCGGCAACAATTAAACCAACCGTAAAAAAGGAAATTCTAACTATGGAAAATGAAGTAGACGTCGAGGAAGTTCGGGCAGAGGCGGGTGAATCAGCTCGCGCTGCGTATTCAAAACAAGTCACTGAGATAATCGCGCTCGGTGCCAAGCATAACAAACGAGACCTGGCGGAAGATTCGATCGGCAAAGGTTACTCGATCGAGCAATTCCGTGGATTGCTTCTTGAGAAAATCGGTGACGCAAAGCCGCTTGAGGTTGCAGAGCCTGAATTGAACCCGCGTGAGCGTGGCGAATATTCCCTTATGCGGGCTATTCGTGCCGCAGCATCCAATGATTGGCGCGAGGCTGGCTTCGAGCGTGAAGTGTCAGACGAAATTGGTCATGTCTCTGGACGAACCGCCAAGGGTTTCTTCGTTCCAGGCCACGCATGGGGCACGCGTGATTTGATCGCCGGTTCTGATGCCGACGGTGGTCACCTCAAAGGCGTCAACCACATGGGCAGTGAATTTATCGAAGCCCTTCGGAGCCGCCTAGTTGTCGGCTCGATGGGTGCCCGCGTTATGTCTGGCCTCAAGGGTGATGTTTCTATCCCGAAAATGGCGACCGTTGCAGCAGCGGCGTTCGTTGCTGAGAACACCGCGGTAGCTGAGCAGAATCAGACCTTTGGCGAATTGGCTCTCGTTCCCCGGACACTTGGGGTAATGACAGACATCTCGCGGAAACTGATGCTGCAATCTGATCCGTCTGCTGAAGCAATCGTTCGTAACGATCTGCTGAATGCGGTAGCGGCGAAGATCGAAAGCGTGTCCATCACTGGCGGGGGAAGTAATGAACCCACCGGTATTACGGGGACGACTGGCATCGGTTCAGTGGCGATTGGAACTAACGGAGGAGTGCCTACTTTCGCTTCTGCCGTAAATTTGGTGAAGGAAGTTGAGCAAGATAATGCTGCAATTTCCGACAGCATGGGCTACCTGACCAACTCCAAGGTGAAGGCTAAACTTGCATCCACGGCGAAGGTCAGTTCGAGTGATTCAGTCATGATTCTGGATGCACCTTGGACGGAATTGTATGGCTACAATTTTGGCGTAACCAACCACGTGCCAAGCAATCTCACCAAAGGGTCAACGTCTGGCACTTGCTCGGCCATGATCTTCGGTGATTTCAGTCAGATGATCTTGGCCTTCTGGTCCAGCCCTGACGTGCTGATCGACCCCTACACAAACTCAAGCAAAGGCGGAACGCGAGTAGTCGTTTTCCAAGATTGCGATGTCGGGATTAGGCACGCTCAGTCATTTGCAGCGTGTCTCGATTACACCACTGCTTAACTGACTACGGGGAGGGCTTAAACGCTCTCCCCATTTTCTTCGGAGGTTCATTTGCGAATCAAAATTACACGCGATTGTGCGATTAACGGCGAGCATACCCCTGCCGGGGAAACCGTCGATCTGCCAGAAAATTCGGCTTTAGATTTGATCAATATGGGCAAGGCTACGCCGATTGGAAAAGTCGATAAAGCCATCGATCGGGCTATCGGTTTGACAACGGAAACTGCAGCACCGCTTAAACGGCGCGGTCGTAAAAAATAAATGGGAATCGAGAGCGACGCAGAACGTGCAATTTTTTTCACCAGCACTGATTTCGCTGATGCAGCTACTTACACGCCTGCTGGTGGCAGTGCTGCGACGGTTAATGGGATATTCGATAAGGATTATTCTCTGGCCGATTTCGGCAGTATGGGGGTTGGGAGCAACGATCCGCGTTTTAGCTGCCAGACTTCAGATGTCCCGGCTGCTGCTTCGGGCGATCAAATCGTCGTGCGGTCGATAACCTATTTGATCAGACACGTCGAAAACGACGGAACTGGAATAACTAATTTAGTTCTGGAGGCTTAAAAAGTGGCGCACGTTCGGCAATTAATTCGCGACAATATCGTCACGGCGGTTACGGGATTGAATACGACGGGGGCGAATGTTTATCGGACACAGATATACCCGCTCAGTCACACAAATCTGCCGGGAATTTGTGTCTATGCGAGCGCAGAAGATATCACCGTTGATACGATGACGGGAACGCGCGGCTTGCAACGAAATTGCGATTTTATAATCGAGGCATTTGTTAGGGCCTCGACCAACTACGACAATGTGATGGACACCATTTGCGCCGAGATCGAGGCGGCGATGGCTACGGACGTTACGCGAGGCGGCAGGGCTAAAGACTGCATCCTGGTCCGAAACGAGTTTGAATATTCAGACGAGGGAGACAAGCCGATGGCGATGGCTCGTTTGACTTATGCCGTCCAGTACCGGACAGCGATCAACAACGCCACGACAGCATTATAGGAGTTTCAAATGGCTAAACGCGAAAAATTGGTTTCGCCAAACGGCGGGACCGAGATCGAAGTCAGTGCGGATGATCGAGCGTACTACATATCGATCGGCTACACAGAAAAATCAAACAAACCCACCTCTAAAAAAAGTAAGGAAATTAAATAATGGCGAATCATACCGGCTCAGAAGGCCTCGTAAAAGTTGGCGGCACAAACACAGTCGCGGAAGTTCGTTCCTGGTCCCTCAGCCACGAGAGCGAGACAATTGAAGACACTGCAATGGGAGACAGTTTTCGCTCGCACAAGGCTGGCCTACAAAGCTGGTCGGGTTCTTGCGACGTCTATTTCGATGAGACGGACACGAACGGCCAAGTAGCCTTGACGCCGGGCGCTTCTCTCACTGTTGGCTTTTATCCTGAAGGCGCTGACTCTGGCGACACCTTCTATTCTGGCACCGCTTTGGTGACCTCCGTGGAAAAAAGTGCGGAGCTTGATGGAATGGTCGAAGCGTCGATCAGTCTGCAAGGCGTTGGCGGTCTGACTACTGCGACAGTCTAATGCCCAGCCCTATCCTTGAGCGGGTAAAAGCTCACCGAGAAGCCCTTGGGCGGAAAGAGATAGAAGTTGCGGAGTGGTCTGATGATGACGGCGCACCGACGATTTTCTTCTCTACCCCGATCACGCTCGGCGAAATGC